AAGCAAAGCATCACGCGGGCGCTGAACGCTGGTAAGTTCGCACTATTCACGGAGTGCGGGAGCGGCAAAACAGCCATGCAAGCGGAATGGGCGCGGCAGGTCTGCCATCACTCGGGCGGTGACGCGCTGATACTGGCACCGTTGGCGGTGACCGCTCAAACCGTAGCCGAGGGAGCGAAGTTTGGCGTTGAGATCACGCAGTGCCGAAGTCAGAAGGACGTGCGGCGCGGCGTCAATGTCGCCAACTACGACATGCTGAAACACTTCGACGCGGGCCACTTCGACGCTATCGTTTTGGACGAGTCTAGCATTTTGAAGAATTTCACGGGGGCGACCCGGCGACTCCTCCAAGACTCGTTTGCGAGCACGCAATATAAGCTGTGTTGCTCGGCCACGCCGTCACCTAATGACCACATGGAACTCGGCAACCACTCGGAGTTCCTCGACATCATGAGCGGCGGCCAGATGCTGATGCGGTGGTTTCTGAACGACACCATGAAGGCGGGCGGCTACCGGCTGAAAGGACACGCAGAGGCGGACTACTGGCGCTGGGTGGCGTCGTGGTCGGTGTGCATGGAAAAACCGTCAGACCTTGGGTTTTCCGATGACGGATGGGTGATGCCAGCGCTCAACATTTATGAGGAGATCGTCTCCGTCGATCAATCCATCAACGCCAACGGCCAACTGTTCCGGGTGGCGGACGTATCAGCGACGGGACTGCATCGCGAGATGCGGCTGACGGCGCCGGCGCGGGCGGCGCGCGTTGCCGAGATCATCGGCGACTCGAAAGAGCCGTGGTGTATCTGGTGCAACACCAACTACGAGGCGGACGAACTAATGCGCGTCATCGATGGGGCCATCGAAGTCCGCGGCGATGAGCGCACGGAGGCGAAGGAAGAAAAGCTACTTGGGTTCACGAACGGCGCGTTCCAGCGCATCGTTACAAAGCCATCAATCGCGGGTTTTGGCATGAACTGGCAGCACTGCAACCGTCACATTTTTTGTGGGCTGTCCTATTCTTACGAACAGTTTTACCAGGCCGTGCGCCGGTCCTGGCGGTTCGGGCAAACGCGGCCGGTTGACGCCTACATGGTCATCGCGGAGACGGAAGGCCCCGTCCTAAAAACGATCCGCGAAAAGCAAAAGAAGCACGAAGAAATGAAAGCGGCCATGGTTTACGCGATGGCGGCAATTCAAAACGGGACCGGGCGGCGCCAGCTTGCATCGGCCGTCGGCACAAAGCAAATGAATCTTCCGAGGTGGATCTAATGAACGTGATTCTTGACGAGCGGCACGGCCGCAACTGGGCGCTCTACAACGGCGACTGCTGCGAAGTCATCAAGGGTATCCCCGATGAGTCGGTAGACATGACGGTGTTTTCGCCGCCGTTTTCCAGCCTGTACATGTACTCAGACTCCGAGGCCGATATGGGCAACTGCGCGAGCGATGAGGAGTTCTTTGCGCACTTCGGATTCCTTGCGCCGGAACTACTTCGCGTGACGACGACGGGGCGGCTGTGCGTGATGCACGTCAAAGACCTGCCGACGTATAGGAATAGCGACGGAGCCAGCGGCCTACGCGACTTTCCCGGTCAGTGCATCGCCGCCATGGAGCGCGCCGGGTGGACGTTCCATAGCCGCGTGACGGTCTGGAAATGCCCAGTCACAGAGCGGGAGCGGACGAACAACAATGGGCTACTCCATAAGACCGTCATGCGCGACTCGTCACAGATACGGCAGGGCATGGCGGACTACGTGCTGGCGTTCCGCAAGACGCCGCCCGGTGACAATCTCAGCACGAAGCCGATTGAGCGGCCGAATGGGTTCGAGCGGTATATCGGCGACCCGGCGCAAGATCCGCGCGAAACTGACCAACACCCGTCAAAGTACGCCCGCAAAGGCCGCGACGGGCGGACAAGCGTGGAGATTTGGCGGCGGTACGCGGAGCCGGTTTGGTGGGACATCGACCAGACGGACGTGCTGAACTTCCGCATCGCCCGCGACGAAAAGGACGAGAAGCACATCTGCCCGCTGCAGCTCGGGTTGATTCGCCGGTGCCTGGAACTGTGGTCCTCGCCGGGCGACGTCGTGCTATCGCCGTTCGCCGGTGTTGGCTCGGAGGGGTTTGCCGCGCTGGACGAGGGCCGCAAGTTCATCGGGATCGAGTTGAAGCCGGGTTACTTTACGACGGCCATCAAGCACCTGGAGAGCGCTGAGGCATACGCCGGTGCGCAAGGAGGGCTATTCGATGCAGCCGACTGACAACCCCATCGCCACCGCCCAGCGCGAACAGCGCGAAGCGGCGGCGCGGTACATCGCGGACGGGCACCCGATGGCAGAGTTGGGCATGGGCGACTGGTTTGCGGAAGAGTTTCTACTCACGCAAGAGGCCCAACCATGACCCGCCCCTGGACCCTAGCTGAATCCCGCCTGATCGCCGAGCGCGTGATGGAGTGGGAGGTATTTGAGTTCCGCGGGCGGCTATGGCTGCGGAACTTTGACGACAGGCCGAAGTGGATGCAGTCATCGGAAGTGCCAGACTGGCCGCGCGATCCTGCCGCCGCGGCGATGGCGCTGGCCGCGATTCAGATGGACGGCGTGAGCACTTGGCAGCGATGGGAGGCCGAGAAGCGTGCATATGTGGTCACCTTGCATCACCAGCACGACGCGCGCTATCCGGTCATGCGGGAAGCGCGCGAGTGGTCGGAGGCCGTGATGCTGGCGGTTTTGGCGGCGGTGGAGCAGTGAGGCGCGCCGGACGCATCGACTCGAACCAGCCCGCCGTGGTCGCGTACCTACGCGGCCTGGGCATGTCGGTCTGCATACTGAGCCCAATGGGTAAAGGCATCCCAGATTTGCTTATAGGCTGGCGTGGGCTGAATGTGCTGCTGGAACTGAAGGACGGGTCAAAGCCGCCATCGGCGCAAGCGTTGACGGGCGACGAGCGGGACTGGCACGCGAAATGGGCCGGGCAACTCGCCACGGTCAATTGCGCGGAGGACGCGGCGCGGGTGGTGATTGCGGAGTGGGAGCGGCGGCGGGCATGACCATCCTCGAACAACTCAAGCGCGCCGGCGCCGTGCTGGTGCGCCAGAAAAATCACCAGGTGTGGCGGCTGCCGAACGGGCGGCGCTACGTGATGGCGACAACGCCTAGCGATGGGCGGGCGGGCAGGAATCAGGCGGCCGTGTTGAAGCGGCTGATGCGGGCGAAGTAGACGGAAAGAGGAAGCTAATGACACGATTTGAGAGAGTGGCGGTGGAAATCACCAAAGGTGTAGCCGTCGATAAGCAGACGGCGCTGGCGATGGGTGGCGGGCAAGCGTATGCGCCGCCACAGGCCAGCGGCCAGCCGACCTATTACGCACCTCCGCCGCTGCGGACGGTGCCTATCGACCCATCGTTTACCGACCTTACCGGGAATAAATTCGGGCGGCTGACCGTGCTGGGTTTGGCAGCCGCCGGGTTGGACGGTAAAAGGGCCCGCTGGGCGTGCCGTTGCACCTGTGGAAAGTACTCTACCCATCGACCGTCCGCGCTGTTAGCCGGAAATGAGGACCGGTGCCACGATTGCTCTATCAAGCGCATGGCGACGGATGGCATCGGCGGGCGCTGCGTTGCGTGCGGCGGGTTGGCGCGATTTATGCCCTATTGCGGGAAGTGCGGTAAAGCGCGAGGGCGCGAGGCTTCTAGCGTTACGCAGATTGTGCTGAAAGGAGGCGTATAATGGCGCGCGCCCGTAACATCAAACCGGGATTCTTCGAGTCCGACGACCCGGCAAAAGTCGGCTATCCGCAGCGCCTTCTGTGGATCGCCATGTGGACGCTGGCGGACAAGGAAGGGCGCCTTGAGTACCGCCCGACGCGCCTCAAAAAGTACGCCTTCGGCTTCGACCCGGCGACCGTGGAAGACGTCTCGCAGTGGGTTCACGACCTCCACGACGCCGGGCTGATCGTCCTTTATCCGGTCGGTTCTGTCGAGGTAATTCAGTGCGTAAACTTCCTGAAGCACCAGCGGCCGCACTATAAGGACCCGGAAAGCGAGTATCCGCCGCCATCAGGCCAAATCAATCATAGGCCGATGATAGAGCAAAATCCCAGGATTCCCCAGGATTTGCCTCTATCATACGTCAATGATAGGCCGATTCCCCAAAGTTCCCCAGGATTCCCCAGGATTCCCCAGGATTTGGGCCTATCATCGGCCAATGATACGTCAATGATAGACGATTTCCCCAAAGTTCCCCAGGATTTGCCTCTATCATTGGCCGATGATAGACGATTTCCCCAAAGTTCCCCAGGATTTGCCTCTATGATAGGGGGGGTTCCCGGTATGAATGTTGAATGTGGAATGTTGAATGTGGAAGGGGGAAGGGGGAATGGCGCGCTGACGCCCGCCCCGCCCCCGCCTCAGCAACTCCGCATCGACGACAACGGCCCCGAACCAGACGAGCTTTTCCAGACCGCGGCGAAATTCGCATGTGAGCACTTGCCGGCTGGCGGCGATGTCGGACTAACGGCATCGGCCATGCGCAGCGAGTTCCAGAAGTCGGCCAGCTTCGAGGGTAACCCGGCCGGGTTTTGCCTGAGCTTCACGGCCAGCGTGCGCAAGTGGCGGGCGGCATATGACGCCAACCCGGATCTGCGGACGAAGCAGGCGCAATGGTGGACCCGCGACGGCACGTACTCGCAAACACCGCCAGCACCACGGGCGCCGCGAAGGTTTGGGCCGGTGGACTTGAAGGCCGGGCTGGAGGTGGACGATGCCCTGTAACCGCGGCACAGCCACCGCCCAACTAAACCGAATGTCGAATCTCCAGGGGTTCGGCTTCATGGCGCCGGAGACGTTCACCTCGCTCATTGACGTTCTCGCCAGCCATTCCGACGATGCGGCGCACGCTCGGGCGGCGGTTGATCTCATACTGGGCCGTAAATCGCTTCCAACGGGGCCGCAAGACATCGCGGACGCGCTGAACGAGGCGAAGCATGGGCAGCCGGTAAACGAAGCTCCTAGGGCAAATACGGGCGGGTGCGGGCGGGTGATCGAAGGCATGACGTATTGGGACTACGATCCCAACTCGCGCGGGCTCGAAAAGATCCACCACCCGGCACGATGCGCAGGTGGAGAAATCCGCGTCACGAAGTGGGTACGCGTTCATGGCATGGTGGACGAGCAGGGGAATCCGCTCAAACAGCCGTATTACTTCAGCGGGAAATGCCGTTGCGCTGGGGGCACGCTATGAGCGAAGAGGACGAAGAGTTGCTGTACGCTCGGTTGACGACAATGCGTAGGGAAATAAAGGAGTTACGACGACACAGCAACCTGATGCAACGCATCTTAGCGGACCAATCCGCGACGATGGCTGCGCTGTGGGAAGCGCTACGGGTTGCGACGGCGAAGAAAATATTACACGTGAGGCTTGACACTGTGAAAAAAAAATAGCGTAATGGGAATAAGCCGTAAGGCTCCCCCGGTGGGGACAATCACCGCCAGCCCTCACGGGCTCCCAATCGAGGAGATGCGCTTGGACACCTTGAAACTGGCCGGACCGACTGTGATTTGTGAAAACGCAAGCGGTAAGCGGCGGGCAATCAGCCTTGCAACCTTGCGCATCCTCAAAACCGCTGGCCGCGTGGCTCGTTTGATTCAGCGCCGCAAAGATAAAGCGGTAACGCGGGTTTTTTTGTTAGCTGAACCAAACGAGATCGCCACGCGGATAACGGCGCAAGCCACTGTGGTGAAGGTCTTGCCGAATACCTACACCCACCGCTCTTCGCTGATGGCTGGGTTTTGATGGTAGACCTCCCCCCCCCCGTACTAAAGGTACTTCCAGGACGGAAATGGAAAAGGGTTGACTTAT